CACCAGCGGAAGCATCGGTGTTGTCACCAGTTGCGTAGGACTGGAGGCCACCTGGAACGATTGCAGACGGAGCAGCGGAGCCGAGGAACGCGGTGTCCAGAGCAGTTGCAGTGTCTTGGATCATTTCATCACGGATGATCGCTTCAATGGAAGGAGTGGAACGCTCCAACATTTCCATCGTGTACGTGCCGATTACACCCAGAGACTTGGGAGTCAGGGAGATGGATGCAAGGCTCAGGGCACCAACGCGAATCGGAGCACCTTCTGCACGGAAACCACCAGCCAGATTCGGGGTAGGAGCGCTACGACCAGGAATCTTGATGGAAGCATAGCCGTCAAACGAGAAGCGGTTCATTGGAACACGCGGGAGTACGGATTCGCCACGGAGCAGATCCATGAAAGCACCGTAGGAGTCACGCACCAGTTCTTCAGCCCAACCTGGAACACCAGTCATGGCAGGATTCTGTGCAGCCTTGGTGGTGATGCCAACCACGGACTTGATGACTTCGTCATTGCCATAACGAGCTTCAACGATCTGGCCGACCGGAACGCGCTTGACATAGGCTTCAAAGGCGCACAGGGCAGACTTGATCAACAGGTCACCCTTCTGGCCGTCCTTGATGCGAGCAGCAGGATTGGCGGAGACGTTCGGGGCGCTGCGGGACAGGCTCTTTTCGATGGCAGCTTCCGCAGCCTTCAAGGAGTCCAGTTCACCAGTCAGCTTTTCGACGGTTTCAGTTGCGGATGCGACAGCGGTTTGGGATTCCGCAGTATCATCCATCTTGCTGGTCAGGTCAACCAGCGAATCACGGGCGGCAACAAGCTCTGCTTGCTTCGCCTGAATTTGGTCAGACAGTTTCATTTCATTTATCCTTTTGTAAGGTTTTCAGGGAGGATTGAAGCGCAGCAGCCGCTCGCTGTTTCACCGTTGCCAAGTCAGTGGCAGACTTGCCGTCTTGGTCATCGGAATTGGTTTCAATGTTGAATTTGAATTGTTTTGCAATTTGGTATGCAAGTGGATGAGCTGGGACACTCACCACTGAGCACTCAAGCAACTCAATTTGCTTGAAGTGGATGCCACCTTGCTTGTTTTCTTCGCCCTTGCCACGGAATCCAATGGATGCTCCGAGCGGTACACCATCAGCAATGAGTATCTTTATCATTTCGCCGAGGTTGGTGCGTGCAGCTTTGAGGTCACCAATCAGCTTTCCGGCCTCAACACGAAGGTTGTGCCAGTAGCCGAACGGCTTATCGCTGTCGTGCTGCCAAAGAGCTATGATTTTCTTGCCGAGGTTGGGCTTGTATGCGGCCTCATCAATCGTATCTTTCACACGATCAGGTGATGTGGCGCTCATTACGAAGCGAGCATCATAGTCAGCCGATGTCGCTTTTTCGATTGTTACTTCTAAATGCTTTGTTTCCATACGACAACCTCAATGTACAGGTTGCCGTCGTCCTGTCTAGCAGGCACCGGAGGATTGCGTTTCTCACGCTGTTCTGGATAAGGTCTATTGCGAGCGTCTATCAATTTAACTTGCTCCCGTATGTTCCAAATGCGTCGTTTGCATGACTACGTTCACGTTTTCCAGGACGTCTATGCTTACTTGTCTTTGTTCCATTTTTGTAGGCTTTTCTTGCTTCAAAGTACCCATCACCAATTGAAACTCCACCATCAGCAAGATTCAGTAACTTTCCATCATTTGTTATAGCACGCCCATACTTTTCAATGAGCAGTTGTTCCATCACAAATGCTGTTTGTTCTGTCAAACCTTCTTCAACTACTCTTACTTTTAACCTCCACTTGTATTTCAGCATTAAACGAATAATACTATTATACACAGGAGTCTCACGTTTTGACGGCTTACCATCTAATCGTGCTTTTACAATTTTTGTTATGTTGTCTACATGATCCCATGCTCTAGTCCCGACACCTTTTCCTACATATGCTATTCCATAGTGCTGTAGTTCTAAAGTGTAGACATAGTACCCATTTGGTACACGAACACGTCCAGAGGGTAGTAGTCCTACAAATTCCTCTAAAAATGTACTCATGACTCACAAGGATAGACTTATTACCCCTATTATACACGGTATGCAAAATTTTGCAAATTATTTTTGCATAAAGTTACCCGATCAATTTAGCGACGTCAAACACCTCATTAGTGACCATGAACTCCCCTGTTGCCATAAGCGCGGCGACTAGCGGGTCAATCTTTTGCGTACTCTTAGCTTTCTCAAGTTTGCGGTCACCTGCTGGATTCTTTATCGCAATAGCATTGGACGCTGCCATGTTCATCAATGGATGTGCTCCATGACACAGCCGCTCCTGCAAGAGCAGTTGCTCAAAGAACTCAACCCTCGGCGCCATGTCCTTAAATCCTTGACCGCACTCTTTCCATTCTCCTGCCACGAATCCTGCACGTTCTGCCGCTGACCTAGCCTCATTGATACGCCAGCGGTCGAACACAACGGAGTCTATCTTTATATCTAAACTCTCAAACCGTGCCTTGAGCCACTGGAATGTCCAGTCATAGTCCACCACAGCTCCAGGAACTGGGATAAGATGTCCTTCACGCGCCCATGATGTATAAGGTGCTCTGTCCCTAAGCTCACGCGCCTCAATACCTTTTTCTGGGGTGAAAACATACGGAATTATGTGCACTTTTTCGTCATCACTTTGGACGGCTATAACCGCAGCAGTCAAGTCATTTTTCTGGGACAAATCTAGTCCAAGTGACACAAAAGCCCCTGAGCGGAATGCCTCTATATCGGGCACTGTACTGTTCTGCTTCCATATACTTGGTGCAAGCCACAGAGTCTCAAGTGCCACGCGCTGATTGAGCAACAAATTTCGCGCTGAGGACTCAAGTGCAGGGATTCTACTTGCCTGTTTGAGCTGCTCTTCTAAGTCCTTTTCCATACGGAATATGCCAAGAGCAGGATTGGCCTTGACCCACTGCTCTCTGCTCAGCAAATCACAGTTAGGATCTGCCGCGTGTACATGGCAGACTATATGTGGATCATTTGACTTAATAGCATCATCTATCCGTATTGACAAAAAGTCTGCATCGGAAGGTGCTTGGGTGCTGATCATTAGAGTTAATGGGTCTTCATGTGCGCCTTGTGAGGACAGGATAGCATCAATGAATGGACTCCCTGGACCTTTGACCTGTCCAACTTCGTCCAAAATAGCTAATACTGGGGACAGACCATGCGCCGTTGTAGCCTCAGCACTGAGCGCTTTGTACTCGACGTTAGCTTTCAGTCCTAGTATTTTCTTGCTAGAGGGTATGACTCTGTACAAGCCATCAAAATGTGGCTGCATCAGCAACATCTTACTGGCTAGATTGAAGACCAAAGATGCTTGCTCTCGGGACATCGCCCCTGATATGATTTGACTATTTTGTTTTCGCTCTGGACCAATCGTGTGAGCCAACAGCAGACCAGCGATAATCGCAGTCTTACCATTTTTACGCGCAATACTCAGGACTCCAGTCCGCGTCCCATTTGGGTTGTCATACACATCATAAATGAAGTCTTTTTGAAACCCTGCCAGCTTGATTGGCTTGCCGACATGGACGCCTTCTGGAGTAAGACAATAGGTCTCAATAAACCTGATTATCTTATCAGCACGAGTTTCGTTTTTAGAGGAGGTCATGTTCTATGGACTTCTCTTGAGCCGCGCGAATTTTGGCCTCTTTTTCTCGGTTCTCAACACTCCGCGCCGTGGACAACTCCCTCATGCCAGCAGATAGTCCTAGCGTCCGTGTCAATGACTGCACAGTCGTTGACAGTTGCATCATTATACTATAAACAGGATTTTGAACAGGGGTGCCGCGAGTGGAGAATAATACAGGATCTTCGTTTTCAGTTCTGGTCATTATTTCTTCCAGCTTCTGAATAGTTCGCGCTAACTGCGTCGCCAATCGCACGTCATTCGGCATCCACGAGTCTATTTCCCTTGACGCTATGATTCCATCAAATATGGCTTGCGCGTTTTCAGGCAGAGGTGTAGTAGGTTTGATCTCAATAAGGACAGCATTGTACTGTCTTATCAGGTCAAGTTCTGTGCTGTGAGCAGTGTTCCCAGGAAGGGCGATGCGAGGGATGCTAGACATACTATCTCCAATTATCTGGTAGACCATCTAAGCCGATGGCTGGCTTGTCCTTACCACCTTTTTCTGCATGACGCATATTGTCACACGACGCACAGAGCGTCCTCAAATTAGCCGCGTCGTACGCCAGATCAGGTCTACTCTTTACTGGCTGGATATGGTCTACACGACTCAGCCCTTTACCCCTCACACTGATGCCACAGGACGTGCAGCAGTAGTTATCTCGTGCTAAGACCTTACGCCGTAGATTATGCCACCTTGGACTCCAGTACGAGAAGGGTTGTTCCATGATCACACCTCATTTATAGTGCATTGTAGCACGTTGCAAGGGGGTTGACAACTGATTGATTTACATCATTATTTTATAAACACCGTTTAAGACAGTACATTTTGTCTTTAGCCGTGATTGTCTACAGGTCGGTCTAAGCACTAGGGTCTGAGGAAGGTCTGAGGAGGATAGCAGACCCATTTTTATCCCCAAATTGGTAGTATGAGCGATAAATTAAAAT